CGACGAGGGCTACCGTCGCCTGTCCGATTAGTTCGTAGGGGAGGTTCACGCGTTCTCCCCCTCCATACTGTCGAGGAGTCGTTCCGCCTCGTCCGACGGGATCCGGAGGCGTTTCGAGACGTAGGCTATCCGGTCCTCCCTCGACGCGTCCCGGTTCGGAGTGAGGTTCACGCTGTAACCGCCTCCTGTTCGTCCTCGTCCGCGTCTCCGTCCGGGCGGTCCTGTTCGGGGAGGTCGTCCAGATCCACCTCGTCCGCGGAGACGCCGGATATGGAGACGGTGATACCCTCTCCCTCCTGTCCGCCCGCCCGGAACAGGTCCTCGTCGTCGTCCTCTAAGTCGAGGACTCCGAGTTTTTCGAGGGTAGAGGTCCACTTTGCTACGAACGCGTGGTAGTCGAACGCGTCGTAGTCGTCGTCCGCCTGTATTTCTAAGAGTCCCTGTTCAAACAGCGCGGACGCTATCCCGGAGACGCGGGCTACGTCGAGGTCGTCTACGATCCACTCCGTAAGCGTCTCTTTGTCGTTATGGAGAGTGGACTTACTCTTATCGTAGTAGCGGGAGAGTTCGGACCAATTCACCGCGTCCGGGTGTCCTTTGTCGAGGATATAGTTCTGTAGAATATCCGCCCGCCTCTCCTGATAGGAGTAGTCCGCGGGGGCTTTGTCCGTCGGGAGGGACAGGTTCCGGTAGTCTACGTTTTGGTCCCCCATACTACGCGAACCTCCCCGGGAACGTGGACCCCGGATAGGTCGGACCGTCGTCCTCCCCGTCCTCGTCGTCGTCCAGTAGCGGGGCGGGCCAATTGAACGTATAGCCGCCCACGCGTTCACTCCATACCGTCTCCGTCCGGGTCCGCCCACAGTAGGCGCGGACGAGTTCGTGGACTATCCAGCCCTCCTCGTCGCCCGTCGAGGAGAACCGGAGGCGTTCCCGGTAGAACGGGAGTCCGTCCTCCTCGTCGTTCGCCTCCGCCTCGAACGGGTAGGTAGCGTCTATCGTATGGAACGCGGAGATCTGAAAGTCCCCGTCGTTCCACGCGACGAGTTCGAGAGTGAACGGATCCGAGAGGCGGACCTCCGCTAACGACTCCACGGAGTCGAGGACGTTTCTCCGGTCGTAGTCGTAGTCCGACATACTACTCCTCCGTGTCCTCTCGTCCGCGGGCGGGCGGGCTGTAGTCCGCCTGTTCGAGGTAGTCTACGATAGTCCCGGGCGCGGGTCCGTGGGTGAGGTCCGCGTGAAAGACCGCCGCGGAGTGGGACCATAGTTCGAGGTTCCGGGCGACGAGGGGAACGCCCGCCTCCTCCGCCTGTTCCGCTACGTCGAGGAGATCCCGGCGGACCTGTTCGAGGGACTGATAGAGGTCTTTCACCTCGTCGCCCTCGTCCGCGTCCTCGTCCCGGAGTAGGAACTCGTCTCCCTCCGAGACTACCACAGGGTCGTCCGGATCTCCGAGGTCGGAGACTCCGAGGCGGTTCTGTCCCGGGTGGATCTCCTCCTCACCCTCCACGACCCGGACGAGTTCGCGCCCTTCTTTCACTCCGAGGGCGTCGTTCAGGTCCGCGACAGTCTCCACGTCCCGGGGGACGCTGTGGAGGGACCCGTTCAGGCTGATAGAGAGGGCGGTCGGATCCGCCTCGTCGTCCGCGACGACTCCCACCTCGTCCAGTCGGATCCCCGTCCCTTTCCACTCAAACTCGTCCAGCGGGTAGTAGTCGTTACAGCCCGCGCAAAACGTCTTACCGTACTGTTCCGGATCCCGGGCGAACGACTCCGCTAACCCGGTTCCCATACTCGTAGCCGTCCCACAGCCCTCGACGTGGACGTAGGACGACCGGACGGGCTGGACGAACTCTCCCTCGTCTTTCGTCGGGTGGTTCTGAAACTGTCCGTCCTCTCGACGTTCGCCGTAGTCGAACCCGTCGTTAGGACGGTCGTCCTCCGGGTCGTCGTTCGTTCGACGGTTCTCGTCTCCCATTAGCCTACCCTTACCGTCGCCTCTCAATAAAGATACGGTCCCGCTAACCACTACCGGAGGGCTGTTTCGAGGGGAGGGGGTCCGGGCTACGAGTAGGGCCGAACGTTCGACGCGTTCGCGGACGCGTTCGACGGGGGCGTTCGGGGGTCGAGAGGGAGTGGAGGAGAGGAGGCGTGGGGGAGAGGAGGAGAGGGAGATCTACTGGACCTGTGGGGATCTCGAAAAGGGAACTCCCCGGTGAACGTGGGGAGTGGAACGTGTCCGGGCATACCCTCCGCGGAGTCTCACCGCGGACGTTACCCGCCCTCGTCTCCGGGGTCTACCCTCGTCCTCCGGTCCGGGGCGTTACCGCCTGTCGCTACTTACCCTCGTCGGGCTTTTCACTCGGACCGGGCTTTCGGGACCCGGGTCGTCCGTAGGGCTGGACGTGTTCCCACGTTCGTCTCCCGCCCTCTCCCTCCGGCGTCTGACGACCCGGTAGGGCATAGACGGGTAGAGTCTCCCGTGGGACAGGCTACTCGACGGGTCGGGGTTAGAAAAAGGTCCGGGACGCTGTTCGGTAGTGGTTACTCGTCGTCCGGTTCGAGGTCCGAGGCGAGACGGTCGAACACGCCCGCGAGACGCTGGACCTGTTCGTAGTCGAGTTCGTAGCCGCGGGGTTCCGCGGAGTCCTCGTCCTCTCCGACGTGGAGGACGACTTTCGCGGACCGATACCGGGTAGTCCGTCCGAGGACGACGGGTTTCACGTCCGCCCCGGTAACGTTCTCGTAGTCCAGATCCCGGAGGCTACGGGGAACGGGACCGTCGGACTCCTCGTAGTCGCCTCGTCCCATTATCGGCTACCTCCGACGTGTCCGGGTTCGTCGGGGACCTGAACGGGACCGGGGACGACCTCTCGAACGACCGCGGGGACGACGTGGATCTCCTCGAACGAGACGGAGGGCGCGTCCTCGTCGGGCGTCTCGACCTCCGCCCACTCGAACATAGTCCACGCGTCTCCGCGGTCGAACGTCTCGGAGTCCAGCGGGTTCACCGGGCGGAGGCGGACGCGGTAGTGGAGTCCGTGGACGGAGTAGAGGACACACAGCCCGACTATCCCGGACGTGTTCTCCTGAACGCCGTGGACGGTCGTCTCGTCCCGGGAGGGATCCGCCGGGTAGCCCTCGTCGTCGTCCTCCGGGAGGATCTGTCCTCCGTCGGGGAGGACTACGGGACCGTCCTCGTCGTCGGGGTTCACGCCGTGGTCCTCCTCGACCTGTTCGGCATACCACCGCCCGGGTTCGAGGTCGTCCACTCCGTCCATAGCCACCCGTTCCCGGTAGAGTTCGAGGAGGTCGTTCAGGTTCATACCGCGGAACGTCTCCGGGACCTCGAACTCGAACTCCTCACCGTCGGGCGTGGTAATGCGGACGCCGTAGGGCTGGACGTGTTTCGCGTCGAGGTCGTCCGGGTGGAACGGATCCTCCTCGTCGTCCTCGTCGCCTCCGTCCGCCCGAACGTCGTCGTCCTCGTAGGACTGGACCGCGGCTATCGCCTGTTCAGCCCGCGTCTGAACGTCGTCGTTCGAGTAGGCGGTCCGTCGGGCGTAGTCTCGGATCTCGACGGAGTGGAACGTCCACTCGGACGCCTCCCGGTCGAACTCGAACCGGACAGTCCCCGCGTTTTCGGTCCGACGACGACCGTCCACGAACTCCTCTATCTCCGAGAACACGCGTTCGAGTTCGTCGCGTAGGTTCTCCGGGACGTGGGCGGGAGTGTGGATCCCGGACGCCGGGGAGTGGGCGAACTCCTCCGTCCACAGGTCCTCGTCCTCGTCGTCGTCCTCGTCGTCCGTAACGGGCTGAACGTCCTCCACGTCCACGGGGGCGATACCCGCCCACGTCGGGATCTCCTCGTTCGTGAGGCGGACCTCCGTCTGTTCCTCGTCGTCCCAAACGTCCGCGCCCGTCTCGACGCGGTGAGTAGCGTGTCCGACGTTAACCTCCGCGGCGTCGCCCTCGTCCAGCGCGGAGAGGATAGCGCGGATAACGTCGCCCGTCGTTTCGTAGTTGGTTCGGTCGTCGTCGGAGTCGGTGGTTTCGTACATAGCGGTTTCCTCCTACGACCTACAATAGTGGACAGGGGATAATAAAGTTACCGGAGGCTAACGGAGGATAGTCTCGAAAGAATAGCCGGGGTTTTCTACTCGTCCGGGCGGTCCAGTCCGTAGCGTTCCGCCTCGGAGGGAGTCGGGTCCTCTTTCACGTCGTCCCACGTCCGGGAGGGTTCCTGTTCCGCCTCCGCGAGATCTACAGCGTCGAGCTCGGACTCCTCACAGTCGTCCGCGTGGTCCTCGACCTCCGCTATCAGGTTCCCACAGGCGGGACACTCCGGCGGATCCGGGGCGTTCCACGGGGCGTTAGGATCTCCCGCGGAGGTCCCGGGCGGGTAGTTCCCTCCCATTAGTCCGCCCTCCGTGTTTCGAGGATCCGGAGACAGGTCCCGCATTTCCGCCGGTCCCCGTGGTAGTTCGCGTTCCGTTCGTTCTGTGCCATACAGCGGAGTTCCGTTCCGTCGTCCAGCGTAACTCGAACGCGGTCGTCGGGTCCGAGTTCGCGGATCTGTGTCGTAGCCTGTGTCATAGTCGGGTGTTTGGTCGGGATCCTCCTACTCGTCCCGCCCCGCCGCGGACCGTCCGCGACGAGGTTACGGGCGGGTAGAGGGCGCGTTCAGTTACGGTAGAACGACCATACGCCGTTTCGTTCACACTCGAAACTCACGCCCTCGTTCAGGTTCTCGAATAGATACTCCTCGAACGCCTCCCGAACGTGGAGGTCCAGCGCCTCCGCGACGGAAACGACGGGTCCGAGGTCGTTACCGAGAACGCCCGTCCCGCTGTGGTCCTCGTCTTTGAGAGTCCACGACTCCGCCGCGGTCGTCCCGACGAGGGGATCCTCCTCTATCGCCTCTCGGACGACCCGGGCGACGTGTCGGGCGGTCGGGCTGGACATATCGCCCTCGACGGTCCACCGTTCCTCGATGCCCACGACCTCCGCCTTTCGGAGGGAGTGGACGACGTAGCCCGCGTCCTCGTCGTCTTTCCAATTATCCACTAACGCGCCCGTCGCGGAGTCCGCGTCCAGAACGAGGGTAGCCCGGTAGCGGGGGATCTCGGAGTAGAGTCCGGAGTCCACGGTCCACACTCTCGACGCTTTCAGTCCGGGGAACTTACCCTCCGCCTCGTTCGCGGGGTCGTCGTAGTCCTCGAACGTGAGGGTGTCCTCGTCCGTCCACTCCCCCTCGACCTCGTAGCGGGCGCGACGCCCGTCCCAGAACGTGAGTTCGAGAACGTCGCCCTCCTCCACGTCGGAGGCGTCCAGCTGGCGGGCGGCGTCGTCGTTCTGTTTGAGGAGTCGCGTTTCGTCGTTCGTGAGTCCGCGGGTCTGTCGTCCCATACCTACCTCTAACACTCCGGGGCATATAAAGATACCGGGGCACTAACGTAGAACAGCCCGAAAGGAATAGCCGGGGTTTCAGTCGTCGGAGTCGTCGTCCTCGGAGTCGTCCACGGAGTCGTCCACGGACAGGTCCGAGGTCTTAGCCGCTTTCCGTTCGAGACTGTCGTCCTCGTCCTCGACTACGAACTCCTCGACGCCCTCCACGTCCTCTATGTCCTCCGGGAGGACCGCGAGAGTCGCGTAGATCTCCCCGGGTTCCATAGACGCCTCGGAGAGTTCCACGTCCGCCCGGGCCGCGAGTTCGGAGACGGGATCCACTCCGTCCTCTACGAGGATCTGTAGGAGGAGATCCCGGAGGTCCCCCTCTAACTCCGCGGAGGTCGTAACGTGGACCTCGACTTTCTCCCTCACGCGGACCCCTCCGCGCCCTCGTCTCCGAGAGTGTCCTGTTCCGTCTCCTCGTCCTCCGTCGGGGCGTCCGCGACGGGAACGACCTCCGCGGAGATCCACCCTAAGAACTCCGAGGTGTCCATATCCGACGGGTTCCATACCTCCGCGTAGCCCGACTTTGCTAACGTGAGGTAGAGGGGGATCCCGTCCCATACGTAGCGCCCCGCTACCTGATTGAGGACGTTCGACCGAACAGCCCCGGAGAGGAGTTTCCCTACGTCCGGGTCGTCCAGAACGTCGTTCCCCCACGCGGTGAGTTTCGAGGCGTCCGGGGATCCGGTCGAACCGCCCCCGGTCGTCGCGTCGAACTCGTCCTCCCGCGCCTCTATCCAGTCTCCGAGGCGGAGAGTCGCCCGGTCCATAGTTACGTTATTCTGTCGCCCGACGAGGGAGAACACGAACTCCCCGCTGGACGAGGAGACGAGGACGTAGCCGCGGTGAGAGTCGGATCCGGGGACTACGATAAACTCCGAGTAGTCCGTAACCGCCCGGTAGGTCGTCCGGTTCCGGATAGTTCCGTCCTCCTCGTAGTAGTCCTCGACCTCCTCCTCCCGCTGTTTGAACGCCTCTCCCACGTAGTAGTCCGTGTCTCCGGAGAGGGTCCGGACCTCTTTCACGGAGAGGGCGGCGTCGAGTTCCGTCCCGTGTTCCCCGTGAGAGGATCCGGTCCAGTCCTCGACGCCCTCTATCTCGACGTGGGTAGCCGTGTCCACGGGGACGCCGATAACTCCCCCGTTCACGCGTCCTCCTCCTCCTCGTCCGTCTCGTCGTCCAGTCCGTCGAGGTAGTCCCGCATACAGCCCGGGCTACATAGCGGGTGGACCGTCGCGGAGTGTTGGTTCGTGGGTTCGTAGTGGGTGAAGTGTTCTCCGTCGGGAGAGATCCGGGACCCACACTCCTCACAGTTAGGCATTAGCGCCCCCCGTCTCGTCCTCCTCGACGTATAGATCCTCTAAGTCCTCGTCCGCGAGAACCTGAATACCCTCCGCGAGACGCTGATAGGCTAACATTTTCCGAAAGCCCCGCGTGTTCAGAACCGCCTCTATCTCGTCCTCCGTGAGGTCGTCCACGGACAGGCGTTCGAGGTCGTTCATAGTCCGTAGACCTCCTCGGAGTCCAGCCCCTCGACCTCTCGGATCTCCTCCGCCCGTTCGGTATGTCCGTGGGTAGCGATACAAGAGAGGGCGGTCGAGAGGTCCATTTCCCCCGCGCCCGGGCTACTCCCGGCGTCGTCGGGGAGGACCGCCTCTCCGTCCTCGTCGCGTTCCGCGTCGTCGGGGATCTCCGCGGGTTCCGCCGCGTCGAGGCGGTGAGTCTCACCGGGGAGACGCGTCCTCTCGAACTCCACGCTGGACGACCCGACCATAGACGCCTGTTCCGTCGGGTAGCGCGTGAGACGCGACTCCGGCATAGGGTAGGCGGTGAGGTTCGTGTCTACGGACGTGAGGGAGTCTTTCAGGTAGACACAGGCGAACACAGCGCCCTCCGGGTCGAAACCGGAGACGACGTTCCCGGCATACTCGTCCAGCTCGGGGGCGTCCGGGAACTCCTCGTAGTAGTCCTCGACCGTCTCCGCGAGGATCTGGACGACGTAGAGTTTCGCCCCGGGTTTCGCCCGGTCGTAGGCTACGTCCTTTTCGCCCACGCGGGGATCTATCCCGACCGGGTTCTGTTCCGGACCGCCGCGTTCGAGTTCGAGGATCTTAGCCGCGGCGTTCGCTACCTCCGCCGGATCCGTGTCTCCGAGTTCGTCTACGGGGATCTGTTCTACCATTTCGTCGTAGATCTCCCGCCCGCGGTCCTCCGCGTCCTGTTCCACTCCGTCGTTTCCGGAGTCCGTCGAGGAGTCGGGGGCGTCCCCGTAGTCCTCAAAGTCTCCGAGTTCGTCCGTGTCTGTCATAGCGACACACTACCCGACGGAGAGGACCGTTAAAAAGTTACCGGAGACTACTCCGCGTTAGTTGGACTGTTCGTAGGCGTGGGCTACCGCTATCAGCGCGTAGACCGCGACTCCGAGAACGTAGCCCGCCCCGGGTTCGTGGTCCTCCATTAGACCTCCTCCTCCGCGACGCGGTAGAGTTTCGCGGGTCCGACCGTCCGGGTAACGCGGATCCGTCCCTCCTCCCGGAGGTCCTGAACGAGTTTCCGAACGCGTCCGTGGGACAGGTCGAGACGACGGGCTACCTCACGACTCCCGGCGTCCGAGAACTCCGAGGTCCGGATAGCCTCCACTACGTCGTCTTTCTCCGCCTCTCGACGGATAGAGGACGGGGAGGTTCGACTCTCGGAACTCATTTCTCGACCTCCGGGAGGTTCCGGTAGCGATACTCCCCCGTCTCCGTGTTCTGTTCGAGGACGAGTTTCTTAGGCGACTCCGCCCGGGAGTCGGGGTCTTTCACCGTGTCCACCGCGGTCCAGCGTCCCGCCCCGTCGCCCTCCTCGACGCGGTTCAGGGACAGGTAGAGGGACATAGCCTCGTAGTCTTTGTCGTCGTCGGAGTTCCGGAGTTCGTCCGGGACCGGGACGGAGATCTCCGTGGGATCCTCTCCGAGAGTGATACGGGCGTTCCCTCCCATACCGCCCTCCTCCGTCGAGACGCCGATTAGGGCGGACGGTTTCGCCGTTCGTCGGAGATCTCGAACGAGGTCGTAGACCTCGGACTCCGCCTCCTCGGAAAGGTCGAGTTGTTTCAGGCGAGAGGTGAACCGTTTAGCCGTGTCTGCGTCCATTAGTTCTCCTCCTCCTCGTCCGCGTCGCGGGAGTCGTAGAGTTCGCGGGCGTCCGTAGTGTCGTGGTCCTCACACAGCGGGTAGCCGTCGTCCAGCGCGTCCTCGGAGGCGTCGTTCTCACAGCCCCCGGCGGAACAGTCCGGGACCTCCGCCTCGTCCTCGTCCGTAGAGGCGTCCGTCTCGTCGCCCACAGCGTCCTCCTCGTCGTCCGCGTCGTTCTCCGTGTCCTCGTCCGTCCCGTCGAACCTATCGCCCCACGTCCGCGAGAGGTCCGCTGTAGAGTCCTCGTACTCTCCGGACTTAATACGAGGGGCTAACATATACTGTCCGGAGATCCCGAACCGACTCCCGGAGAACGAGATAGTAACCGGGAACTCCTGTCCGAGGTCCAGCGTCGCCCGCCCGAACCCCGCCTTTACGACTCCCTGTAGCATATCCCGGAGGTGGTCGAGACTGAACACGGACGTAACCGGGTCCGCGCCCGGGGAGGCGTGGAGGAGTTTTTCGTCGGACCTAAACTCGTCCTCTTTGCGGATCTCCCGGGCGGCGTTCGTCTCCGCCGCGTAGACGGAGAAATACGCCGCCTCCCTGTTTCCGAGGGATCCGTCTCCGACAGTCCCCGGCGTCGCGGAGAGGGCGGCATAGTCGAACCGGGACTTAATCCCGTCCAGCGCGTCGCGGAGGTTCGACGGTTCCACGTCGCCCCTCCACGGGCGGTCGAGGTCCGGTATATCCGGTTCCTGTCGGATAGAGTCCGGGTCTATCTCGAAAAAGGAACCCGTCCGGTTCCACTTATCCTCCGGTTCCACGCGGACGTAGATCCGTTTCCCGACCTGTTCGACTATCACGGGATCTCCCGGGTTATCCCCGTTCCCGCCTTTTCGGGCGTAGTCCGTAATGGTCGTGAGTTCGTCCAGCGGGAGTCCGAGGACGGTAGCCTCCTCGACCTCGTAGGCGTCGAACGCGTCCGCCGGGATCCGGACCTCGACCATACCCACGTTCGCGGGGTTCACAGCCCGGACGTGAACCTCCGGGTCCTCGTCGTCGTCCGCGTCGAACCGGACCTTACACTCGTCTACGAGGACGGAGAGGAGGTCCGTCGTAGACCTCCACAGATCTCCGCCCGTCTCGACGTGGATAGCCGCCTCGTTCTGTTCGTCCGCCTGTTCCGCCTCGTCCGCTTTCGCTTTCTGTGTCTGACTCATAGTTTACGCGTAGGTGTCGGTTTCAGTAGGTTGTTTTTCGGGTCCGAGTTGTAGATCTCACCGCGTCGTTTGAGTTCGTCCACAGCGTCCTCCGCGTCGTCGCGGGGGACGCCCTCCCGGACCGCCTCTCGAACTATCTCCTCCCGTGGGACTCCGTTCTCCTCGTCGTAGAGTTCGCGGAGGACCCGCTGGACCGTCCCCCACCCTCTCATAGTAGCCCCATATCTTTCAGGAGAACCCGAACGAGGTCGTCCGCGGACGGGTTCCGTCCGGGGTTCAGGTCGTTACTCGACGCCCTCCGGCGGAGGTCGTTATACTCGGAGTCGCGGAGTTCGAGTTCCGTAGACGCCGCCTGTAGACGCATAGGTTCGTCCGGGAACTCCTCGACAGGCGGGAGGTCCACGAACTCCACCGCGTCGCGGAACTCGTCCCACCCGGAGATCCCGAACTCGGAGAGGTCGTTCTTTACCTCTACGTAGAACTCGCCCACCCTCTCCGTCTCCTCCGCGAACTCCCGGATCTCGTCCTCCGCCTCGTCCAGCCCGTCGAGGATAGCGTCCTCGTCCAGTCCGTCGGACGGGACCTCCTCCACGTCGCGCCCGGGTTTATCGGACGCCTGAACGGAGACGGGTTCACTTTCAGTTTCACTCCGGGGACTCTCGTCGTCGGAACACACTCCGTTTATGGTCGTCGCCCGGGTCCCTTCGTCGTAGATCTGGTCCCCGATACGAACGAGGTCCATATCCTCTCGACCGGAGGCGTGTTTCTCCGCCCACGCGGGGAACCGCCCTTTCTCGTCCTCCGTGTAAATCGTTCTGTGGAGGTAGACGTAGCCGATTATCCCGGACTTGTAGGTGTCCGTCTCCTCGTAGTAGACCGCCCGCGGGTGGACGAGGTAGAGACGCGTGTTCCCGGGGTCTATCCGGGGCGGTTCCTGTGATTCACTCACCGGGATAGCCTTAGAGAGTCCCTGTTCGTGGACCTCCTCTATGAACTCCTCCGGCGTCTCGTAGTAGGACTTTCCGACGAACATAAACAGGTCCCGGGACTGAAACTGTGGGATCTGTCCCGCGTGTTCGTAGGGAGAGGCGGACCCGACGGTTCGGGCTATATGTCTCCATACCTCTCCACGGGGAACGGTCGAGAACTCCGTCTCCGGTCCGTCCTCGAACTCCGGGCTGATAGGGTTAAACGCCGCCTCGTCTATCCCGTCGTCGGGCTGTGGGCGGATCCACGTCTCTTTATCCTCCGGGAGGTTCGTCCAGTCGGTAACGGATAACTCGAACTCCGTTCCGGGGAAATACTCGTAGCCCCTGAACTTAGACCTCTCTAAGTAGGGAACCACGGGGTCGAACTCCACGAACGAGGGGAGAACCCCGTCCGCGGACCGGGGCGGGGAACGGACGTAGGCTTTCCCGTGTTTGAGAAAGCCACAGCCCCGTTCCTCGTTCCGGACTGTTTCTGTTTCGTCGTCGTTTGGCATAGCGCGTAATCCTCCGTTACTCGTAGCCTGTCGCACGTTCGGGGAGGGCTACGGGTAAGGCGTCTATTCATTTGGATAGGAGGGTCTTAAAGATACCGGGAGAGTTGCGCGGGTTAGTCCGACTCCTCGAACCGCTTTACTGGATACCACCCGCCCTCGTAGTCGAGGAGTTCTACGACGACCTCGGACCCGTCGCGTCGTTTCCGGAGAGGGGGCTGGACACTCGGACCGTAGCCTGTCCGTGACATACGCTACCACGCGAACGGTTCGAGTAAAAGTATATCCTACGCGACGCGTTCGAGGAGGTCGTCCAGCGTCGTCCACGGGTCCTCCTCCCGGGCGTCCGGGTCGAGACGCCGTTTCCCCGTGGGCGTCTCCGGGAGATCCCGCGGGTCCGCGAGATACCACGTAGTGTCGTAGTCCCACCGGGCGGCTACCCGCGGTTTCGCGTTCTGAAAGAACGTCGAGTAGGAGAGTAGCGCCTCGACCTCCTCCGGTGAGAGGTAGCGGTTCTTATCCGGGCTGTGTCGTTTCGCCTCTATCGCCCACTCCGTCGCCCCGTTCCCGACGTGGAGATCCGGGAGTTCGACGCCCGGGGCGGACCCGGATCCCGCCGCCCGGATAACTGCGAACGCCTCCGAGAGGAGTATGTCCCGGAGTTCACGTTCGCCCGCGTCGCCCTTACTGTTCCCCACGACCGACCTCCTGAACGTTCCCCTCGTCGTCTACGACGACCTCGGACGGGTCGAGAACTCGGATAGTGATACTGTCCGGGTCGTCCTCGTCGCCCTCTACGTCCCTCTCGACGTAGGCGGATCCGTAGATACTCTCGGACTTAATCCGGGCGGCTACCGTCTTTCCGAGTTCGTCCCGGTCTATCTCCCCGCCCTCGTAGACGACCGCCTCGTAGGGGAGAGACAGGGAGGGAAAGTCCGATAGCGCCCCCGCGACGTGAGAGAGAACGTCCTCCGGAACGAGGTCGTCCAGCGTCTCCCGCGGGTCGTCCGTCCCGGGTTCCATCAGATCCACCCTTTCCGGGCGTAGACCTGTGCGAGAACGAACGCGACGACGACCGCGCCCACGCCTACGACCGCGAGAGTAGCCTCCACGCCCCACGCGTCCAGCGTCCACAGGGACGCGCCTACGACGGTCGAGAGGAGTCCCCCGAACAGGAGGACGACGAGGGAGACGCGGGCGACGGTCCCCCACGTCGGGAGGGACGGGCTACTCGTTAGGAGATCTCCGGTCCCGGACGTGTCCTCCTCCGTGAGGGACGCCTCCGGGTCCGCTTTGCGTTCTATTGGTTCCTCGGAACTCATACTCGTAGGCTTACCCTACGAGGGGCTAAAAGATACTGGACGCTAACCGGAACCGGCTACAGCGCGTCCCGGTCTATCTGGACCGCCTCGGAGAGGTCCCGTTTCGCCTCCTCGACGCGACGGGCTACCTCCCCTTTCAGATCCTCGTCTACGTGGTTCGAGATCCCGTCCTCTATCAGGTCCTCTAAGTAGTCCCGCTGAAACTCTTTCAGCGCGTTTAGTTCTACGTTCACGTCTCGACCGCCGGAGACGTGTTCCATAAAGGACTCCCGGATCTTTCGGTCCTTATCCGAGGACGAGGGCGTGGGGTTCTCCGGGAGGTCGAACTCCGCTATGTCCTCCGGGTTCACGGCTAACCTCTCGAACGCGAGACTGGACAGGGTTCCCGCCCCGTCGTTCTCCATTTCCTCCTCGGACTCATACCACCGGGCGCGGACCGGGAACCCACGCGCCTCTAACGCGTAGTAAACGTCCCTCACCGTTCGTTTCTCTCCGTTCTGTAGGACCTCCTGAATAGCGGACAGGTAAGCCCGGTATTTGGGTCCGGGGTTCCACTCCATACCCTCCGGTTCGGAGTGGGTCTTTAAAATGCTACCGGAGACTAATAGCGTAAGTTTCGCGGCTACTGAACAGCGTCGAGGAGGTCGAGGAGTTCGCCCCGATTGAACGGGCGGGCGTTATCTCCCTCTCCGGGGTCGTAGTCGAACCCCGCCTCCGCCGCTACCTGTTCGTAGAACCACGACTTAGGCGGGGCGTCCCACCCGTAGACCTCCGCGGCGTCCAGCGCGTCTCCTCCGAGGGTGGAGAGGATAACGTTCAGGTCGTCTTTACGAAACGCCCCGGAGGGCGACGAGGAGATCCCCACAGCCCGCGAGATCTGTCCCCGGAGGTCGTGAACAGTCTCGGACATTACGAGGCGTGGTCCCGGATAGCCGCGACGCGACGGTTCACCGTGACTTTGTGGACGTTCCCGGGGGCGGCGTCCGCGGCGTCCCCCTGTGAGAGGACCATACGGTTCTCGTCCGCGGCTATCCAGTAGATCCCGGAGGCGATAGGACCCGCGGACTTACCGCGGACCCACTCCTGTCCGGCTACCTCCTCGACGCGTTCGAGGGCGGCGTCCAGAACGACCTCCGGGAACGAGAGTTCGGAGTGGATAGCCTCGACCGCCTCCCGGAGACGGTCCGCGGCGTCGCCCTCGGAGATCTTACCGGAGGACTGTTCCTCCCCGCGGAGGGAGAGAACCGTTTTGTAGCCCTTCCGGATAGAGGTCCGCGAGACGCCGAACTCCTCAAAGTCCGCCTGTGTGAGGTCGTCGTCCGTGAGGGTGGACGCCGCGTAGAGACACAGGGACGCGACGACCGCGGGCGTCCGGTTCGAGAACAGCCCCGTGTCCGCGCCCTCCCGGTAGAGGTCGAGGGCTGTGTTCACCGTCTCCGTCGAGGCGGAGAGTTCGTTCCCGAACCGCTGTAGGAACGCCTCCGGATCCGCGTGTTCGGGGGTGTGTCCGAGGGCGTCTACGAGACGCCGGAACTCCCGGGAAACAGCGGTTTCCGATACGCCCGCCTGTTCCGCTACCTCTCCCGCGGTGAACGGTTCGCCCTCGTCCCGGGACGCGTAGTAAACGATAGCCGGGTAGGTCCGGGCGTCCGCGGGGATCTGATAGTCCTCCTGTTCGAGGCGGTCGAGGTAGACGCGGGCTGTTCGTCCGACGAGATCCGGGAGTCCGAGCTCCGAGGCGATAGCCTCCGGGTCCTTACTCCGTTCCGTGACTGTGGACATACCGGAGATAAGGGCTACGGACGGTTTAAAGATACCGGACGAAACGCGTATTAGCCATCCGGTAACATTATGTTGGAACGAGTGATACGACCCTACGAGGAGATTAGAAAATGGCTACGCTGGACGACTTTACCGACACACAGGAGGAACCGGAGTTCGACGCGCCCCCACAGATCCGGAAAGCGCGTCCCGTCCCTCACCCGTATAAGAACCACAAAATCGGGAACCTCGTAGTGGTCTATAACCGCGGGGACGAGGAGAAACGGGAGATTAAGGGCTACCGGACGACCCGGACGACGGACGCGAACCTGTTTAGGAAATTCGACTCCTACCCGATTAGCCTCCCCGTCCTCTCTAACCTTCAATTCGAGGAGGTGGAACTCGTCCTCGTCTACGAGAGAGACACAAAGACCCTCTACGAGTTCACGCTGGACCAATACACAGCGGACACTACCGCGGAGTATGACTGGACCCACTACGACGACGACACAGGGAGGGAGATCCGGACGGACACACAGAAATGTCCAGCCCGGGAGGACGCGGTTCGAAAGTGGGACGTTACGGAGTGGACTAAGCGGGACCTGTTTCGCTAATACGCCGTAGCCTCCGGTAACTTTTTAAGACCCTCCTCCGTAGCGGTAGGCTACCCGTAGGAGGGACCTCGACGTGAGTTCAGAAAGCCACCAACACTTAGACGACAGAACCGGACGCTATGATGAAACGGATTTTCACGGTAGCCGCGGGGGAGGAGTAGACCGCGTTCAGCGTCCCCCGGGAGAGGCGGACGCTGTGTGTGGACCCGAACACTCGAACCGTGAAACGAATTTTCACGGTAGCCACGGGGGAGGAGTAGACCGCGTTCAGCGTCCCCCGGGAGAGGCGGACGCTGTGTGTGGACCCGAACACTCGAACCGTGAAACGAATTTTCACGGTAGCCACGGGGAGGACCGCCCCCTCCGTGGACAGGTCCAGATATGCGGGGAGGAGTGGTCCGTCGAGACGGTCGTCTCCGTCGAACGTCTCCGTCGTCGTTACCGGGACGAGTATCGGGAGTGTATGGTAGCCCTCGGAGAACCGACCCGCCGCGGGATCTTAGCGTGTCTCGTCCAGAACGGGACGACGACCTACTCCCACCTCTCGGAGTGGACGGAGACGACGACGAGGACGGTAAAGAACCACGTCCACGACCTCCGGGACGCCGGAGTGGTCGAGGTCGAGGACGGACGCCCCGCCTCTATCGCTATCCAGAACGACGACCTCCGCCTGTTAGCCTCGGACGCCCTCTCGTTCTTAGAATAAGATCTCGTCCGCGGTCCGCGTCCTCCTGTTCAGTCGAACGCGTAGCCCGGGCGACTCCGCGGGGAGTCGCCCCGGGCGTCTCCTCCCTCCGGGAGATACGCCCTTTAGGGCGACGCCCCCGCTGTCGTCGCCCACGGTGTTAACGGCATACGGGTATGGTTTCAAGTGAACCGTCTTATAGTTACCGACTCACTACGACAGGTTAGCGTCCGGTCCGTCCCACCGCCTCGACGGGCTGGACCGGGATAGATCTCGACGGACCCGCCGCTACCGAACGGGGGCTACCGTGAAAATCCGTTTCACGTTAGGCGAGAACCGGGTAGGAGATCCACGCCGCGGTAGTCGTGAGGACGTAGACGACGAGGAAATACCACGGTTCCCGTCCGAGGGTTCGGGAGGCTATGTTCTCCGCGGTCCCCGCGACGAGGTGGACGAGGGCGCGGAGAACCCCGTCTCCCTCGAACGACGGGATCCGGTCCGGGTCGAGACGCCGGAACCCGAACGAGGTCCCGACGAGGAACGCGGTCCCGAACGCTACCCACTCCGTGAGTCCGAGGCGGACGCCCGCCCCGGCGAACAGTCCGAGGAGTCCGAGTTCCATAGCGTGAAACTCCCAGTAGGTGAGGTCGAGGAGAACCCGACGGAGGAACGCGGGGACCCACGCCGGGAGTCCGTCCTCCGAAAACACGTAGTCCGAGGCGTTCAGCCCGTCCCGGGACATTAGTCTCCCCCTCCATTCCCCGGTCCGCCGCCTCCTCGGAACAGCGGTTCGTCCTCTCCGGGAGAGAGGTCCACGTCGTCCACAGCCCCCGCTATCCGGCGGAGAAAACCCTCCGTCTGTCGGTTATGTCGTTTCTGTGTTCGAGAGAGATCCTTTACGTCCCGCTGTAGTTCGTCCTGATTCTCCGCGACTTTCTCGACCGTCTCCTCTAAGCGGGTGAGTCGGTCGTCCGTCTCTCCGAGGAGTCCACCGTCGGAGGTCGGATCTACGTCCTCCCCGCCCGAGGACTTTCCCGTGAGAACCTGAATAACGGGAAATACCCTGTCGCGGAACCACCGTTCGTGTCTATACAGCCACCCGGCGAACGCGGTCCCCGCGACTCCGAGGAGGGCTACGATTAACTGAAACTCCGTTATCGCGATTCCCCCTGTCGGTTCAGCCATTAAGGGAACCCTAACGTAAAACGGATAAGAAAGTTCGCTACGAAAGACTGTCTACGTTAGACGGTCCCCGTTTTCCGGGCTAAATCCGCGTAAATATCCCCGCCCGTCTGTCCGGACTGTGAGGTATGCCACCCGACCCCGCCGCTACTCCACTCCGTGTCGTCCATAGATACCGTCGCCTCCGCGGTCCAGCCCCCCGACCCGTCGGGATAATAGCCGGTAACGGCTATGGTCGGATCCCCTATCTCTATCCTACAGCGTAACCACGTATCGGACGGTAGCGGGTCCCCCGACCGGATAGGGCCTATGTCCAAACTGTCCCCTTTCCGTTTCCCTATGTGGACACCCCCGGGGTTCGTAGACGCGTCGAAATTCTTTAGAGCGGCTTCATACCAATACTCGTTTCTGTACCCGTGGTCCTGAACGCAAAAGTCTATTTCTACGCCCACATCGTTCCCGCTACTTAACCACGTATAGTATTCTATCACGTCGCCTCGGACCGGGTAATACGGGAGTCCGTCCCCGGGATAGGAGACGAGGGCGTTATCGCTCCCGACCATAGCGATAGCGTAGGTCCCCTCGTAAGTCGGTGAGGTCGTGATACTCGTGTCGTTCTGGTTCCCATATTGGTCCCCATATTGGATATAGGGAGAGAGATCTCCGCGTTCCAAGTCGTCTATCACCGTAGCGGACGACCCGATACCCGTCCCGGAGGCGAACACGAACTCGGACGCCCCGCTATCTACGAGAGGACTCCCGGAAACGAACTCGTAGGCGTGGTCCCCCGCCTGTCCGACCTCGACGGGTTCCCCGCTTTGAAACACGTAGTCCGAGTTCGGCATTATTCAGCCCCCACGGAAACGGAGGGTTCGGTGGACGCCCACTTACGGATCCGGAACAGGTCCTCTCCGGAGGTAACGCTGTTCGCGTGAATCGTTTTATACGATAACTGGTTAGTCGAGTACCGGAACCCCGCGGTCCCGGACCCGAGAACGCTACCGTCCGGGGCGTCTTTCACCTCCGTATAGGTCACATTATTGGGAAAGTCTATCTCCTCGTGAATCCATACCCAGTCCCCGGGCGAGATCCCGGAGTAGATAATAACCCACCTGCCTCCGTTGTAGTAGCGGACATCCCCTTCATTACTCATATCGTCGGTGGGTCCGTAGATATTCTCCTCCGTGTTCGAGGCGTCCACTACGTCCGACATAGCGTGAGTCGTCCGGGAGGAGGTGCTTTCCGTCCCTTTCATCCAGAACTCACGGACCCATTTAGATTCTGTAGAACTATCTATAGTTTGGGGCAATTCATACTGAACGCCCTCTGAAACGTCCGTCGTAAACTGTGAACCGACACTCCCCTGTTTCGCATAGGAGTTATAGGCTGTGAACGTGGGCGTCGTATCATAGTTTCTAATTGCGGTAAACGCGGCGTCGTTTGCGATAATGTCCTGTCCGTCCGTGAACTCCTCAAAGTCATAGAACCCGTAGGGGAACGTCCCGATCCCGGAGGACGTTTTCGCGTTCGTTCCGTCCCCGTAGTATAACCAAATACTCTCCGTCGAGGACGCGGCTATGGACGGGACCTTAACCCATATCGTAGCCGTCTCCGCGGAGGCGTCGAACTCCTGTAGGTAGTGGTCCAGATAGGGAGAGGAGTCTCCCTGTGTATCGGTGAAACGTATGTCCGACCCGTCGGAGAGGGCGTTCGTGAAAATCGGATCCCCGGACCCGAACGTTACCCGAACCTGATAGTCCGAGAGAGAGGACCCGGACTGTTCGGTTATCTGAACCTCCCTCTCTAAAATGTCCACCTCCGGGAGTGTGACCTCCGAGAGTGTGACCTCCGGGAGAGAGTCCAGTCCCACGATAGTCATTTAGACGACCTCCCCTTTCGCCTCCGCGTAGACGCCCTCCGCGGACCCGGACTGATTATCTACGAGGACCGCTACGGTCGTGGTAGATCCCGGGCTGTAGGATCCGAGAGGGCTACCTGTTTGGTCGTCGTAGACGGTCGAACCGTCCCCGGCGATTAGGACACTCCTCGACGTGAACGACCCGGCGTTATCCAGCGTAACGAGTTCGAGGTCTACGGAGGTGGAGGAGGCGGTTCCGTCGGGTTTCATCAATTGGGCTTTGTAGATCTCTAACGTCTCGGAGGCGTCCACCTCCGCGACTCCGACTAACGCCTGATTCCCGGTCGAGAGGGAGGTCTTACTCCCGGAGTGGTCAAAGTCTACCGTTTGGTCGTAGCCGCCTCCGGATCCGCCGCCCGCGGTGAACCAATTGGTCCCGTCCGAGGAAAGGACCTGTGCGCCGTAGGCGGTTTCCACGGTAACGGAGGAAACTCCGTCTATCGTTTCGGACCCCTCCGTGTCTATGGTAAGAGGGTTAGAGTCCGCGGAACCGCCGGAGTCCACTACGATAATGTGGTTCCCGTCCACCGCGTCCGCGGAGGCGAGAGTGATAGTAACCGCCCCGCCGGACGTGTCTACGAACAGGATCTCCTCGTCGGAGGTAGTCGTGTTCGAGGAGACGGAGGACGTGTTCCTGTTTTGGTCGAGGACGCCGCGTAGGAACTCACCCGCGGACGCGTCGTAGAGAGTTCCCGGACCCGTGGAGTCCGTGAGGTCCGTAGAGTCCACGTCCATATCCGTAATGGACGGGAGGGCGTAGGGAGAGTCGAGGTCCCCTATCGGTAGCGGGTAGGACGTGAGAGCTCCCGCTGGACCTCCGAGACGCGCCTGTGTGAACTCGTTAGACGAGTAGGAGTAGAGAGTGTTCCCGCGGTCGTCCGTTACGTCGTCCGCGGTCCGGAGTCCCTGTGGAACCTCCGCCCGGAGGTTCTGAACGCCGCCCGACCCGTCGGACTCCGCGTAGATCTTTAGGACTGTCGTGGAGTCCACCGCGAACAGGAACGACTCCTCCGTTCCCGCGGCGTCGTTCCCGTCTACCACAGCGTCCACGACCGCCCCGAACGTCCCGGGGTTCGTTCCGAGGTCGAGGACCGCGGACCCGGAGAACCCGGAGAGGTCCAGCGGTCCGTTCAGCGGATCCCCCGCCTCCCGGATAACCTCCGTTAGCGCCCCCTCGACGGTCGAGGACGAGAACTCTCCGGGGGAGTCCTCGAACCACGTCTCCTCCGCCGCGGTTCCGTGAACGCGGTAGTCGCGTATGTCGGAGTCGGTTACGTCCGTCGTTCCGTCCGGGAGGTAGACCGCCGCGAGAGGGAACTCTCCGGACTGTAGTTCCGGGAGGTCGGGTTTCGTCGCGGGCGTCCCCTCTCGTTTCCCCGGAGAGGAGGTCCCCGTGTCAAAGTAGACGAGATCCCACCGTGGACTCCCGGACGTGTTCGAGGAGAGGGAGAGGACGTTCGTCGCCCCGGCGTAGGAGTGAAGCGTCCCTCCATACCACAGCCCGCGGGTCGTCGCGGCTACGTCGAGGGCGTTCGTGTTCGTCCCCGCTGTAACCGCGAGATCCCCGGCGTCGAGGATCCCGTTCCCGTCCAGCCCCTCCGCGAACGCCTGAAAGGTAGTGTGGAAAACGGGGTCCCCGGTGTCTGCGTCGAACCTGTCCGCTGTAGTCATTAGGAGGAACCTACCGGGGAACCCGCTAAAAAGTTCCCTACGCGACTACTCTATCCTGAACCCGACCGTCCCCGTGAGGGGAACGCCGTCTACTTTCTCCTCCGGGCTGAACGTCGTCGCCCACAGCATACGGGGCGTCGAGGAGTTATCAAATACAGCCATTTCCGAGAGATCTACGGGCTGTGAGGCGGGTTCACTCTCGTAGAGTTTCGTCCGGGCGCGGATAGCCTCTAATTCGAGGTCCCGGATAACGGTCTTACTGATAATCTCGGACGTGAGTCCTGTGTCCGACTTACTGAACTCCGTAGACCCGGTTCCGAACGCTATCTCGTTCAGTCCGACGACCTGTTTCGGGAGGTTCAGCGCGTCCGCTATCGCTATCTCTCCGTCGTCCGTAAACACGGAGTCGCCTACGCCCTCTCCGGAGACGGTGAGGGAGACGAGGACGCGGACCTCCTCCTCCGGGGTCGGGTTCACGCCGGAGAACGTGAGGCGGGCTATCAGGGATCCGTCTACGTCGTAGACGCCGAACTCCGTCGCCTCGTTTTCGTGTTCGTGAAACCGGAACACGCCCATAGCGCCCGCCGCTTTCGGGGCGGGCTTATCTGTCGCCCCGTTCGTTTTCGAGGAGAGGGAGACGAGGGTCCGGTCCCCGGAGTTCGCCCCGGAGGTTCCGATCCCGACTCCGACCTCTCGGACGCCGCCCTCCTGTCCGTCCAGCGCGTCGCGGATAGCGCCTCGACCGTCGCGGACGAGTTCGCCGGAGTCCTCGTCCGAGGCGACGAGGGTCCAGTCTCCCCTTTGGTCCCCGACCGCCCCGGTCCCTATCCCGTGGTCGGATCCGTTCGGGTGTCCGACTATCAGGGAGTCGTTCAGATCTCGTTTGTAGACCTCTCCCGTTACCTCGACCTCGACTACGTTCCGCCCGAACGTGAGGGAGATAGATCCGGACTCCGGGGCTTCTATAAAGTTCGCCTCCGTCCGGCGTATGTCCCGCCTGTTCTCGGCTATGTAGCGGTCCGCGGAGTACACCATATTAGAATACCTGTAGTCCCTGCGGGATAACCGTAACCGTGGTCGGACCCGCCTCGTTCACTTTCACGTCCACACTCACGTAGTCGGTATATCTGCGCGTGAACTCGACGGTTTTCGTCTCTCCCGCCGCAAACGAGACGGTTTTACTTTTCACTACCTGTCCGTCCTCCGTGAGTTTCGCGGTATGGTCCAGCCCGTAGCCGGAGTCGTTCGTAATGTCCGCGGAGATAGTGATAGTCTCGTAGGGCGACGGGAGGGTTTTGCTTACCTGTAGGTTCGCGGTCGAGAACGACGAGGAGGCGTCTATCGGAGGAGGTGTCTGTGATAACTCGACCCGCGGGCCGAACACTTCTAAGGTCCCTTTCGGAACTCCCACTCCGTCGTAGGAGAGTCCGTCCTCTCCGTGAATACGGATCCCGGCGGAGATCTGTTCTCCGTCCGTCTCGTCCCCGGCTATGGTCGTCCCCCAGCTGAACGAGTTTATCCACTCGTCGTAGGACGAGAACCCGGAGAGGGCGGTCCCAAAGTCCCCGAACGTCTCGTATTTCTGTTCCATACGCTGTCGGAACCGGGACGCGGACTCCGACCCCACGCCGATAGTGTCGGTTAGGTATGTCTCGAACTCCGCAAAGGACGCCTGTCCGTTCACGTCGGACGTAAACGTGGAGTAGTCTTTCTCCTCTCGAATAGCGTCGAACGGCGAGAGGTAGGGGTTATTCTGGACGGTGGGGGCTTTCACTCCGAGGGCGCGTAGTTTCTCTTTCTGTGTGAGACTGGACATTAGGCGGACGACCCCGTTACGCCTACCTCTACTCGTCCAGCGGTATCAGTCCTTACCTCGGAGACGGTAAAGTAGCCGTTCAGATCCTCCGGGGGCCAGTCCACAAAGAGGGACTGTCCCACTCGGACGTTCTTAAACGCCGGATCCGCGACGGTAAACGTAACGTCCGTGTCCTCCCACGCCTCCTCCGAAAGGTAGCCCTCTCCGTAGTCCCGGAGTTCGCCCTCGTTCTGGATCTCTTTGTTTACGAGAGGGCGTTCCCGGGAGGAGACGCCGTAGAACGAGATAGAGGCGGAGGACTTTAGCGGGACCTGTAGATCTCCCGCCCCCTGAACGACGACCTTATTCGTTATGTCCGTCGCGTCCCGGTTCGGTTCTATGTCCACGACCCGCGTAGAGGAGTAGGATATACTCTCCGGGGCGTCCGTGTCCCCGTCCGGTTCATAGTGTAAGTGGTCGTCCTCGTCCACGAACGACGTAGCCCCGTCCTCTACGGCTAACTGTGCGATAGCCTCGAAAACGGAGGCGTCGAACCGCCTCGTTATCTCTCGACCGGAGTCCTGAACGTCCACCGTGGACAGTCCCGTGTCCCCCGACCGCGTTCCGAACGGTCGGGTCCGGGCGTAGTCTATCACTCCCGCCCGCGCCTCCGGGAGACTCCCGGAGAGACTAATCCGATATTCGAGTTCGAGGGATCCGGAGAGTTCCGCCCCGTCCGTCGTCGCCTCCTCTAGCGGGAGACGCTGTTTCGTGAACTCCACTCCGTCCGGGACGGGGAGATCCCATACCATAGAGGTCCCGGAGTCGTCCGTTAGTTCGACCTCCGCGGAAAAGAACCCGCCCTCGTTATTGAACGCGTAGCGCGTCTCGAACCACAGGATCTCCGCGTCGTCCACAGCGGAAAACGGAACGTCGTCGTAGGTAACGGAGAACGTCCCGGACTCTCCCTCTCCCCAGTAGAGAAAGAGGAGGTCGGACCCATACTCGTTAAACTCGACGGAGGGGAGGTCCGCTAACTCGAACACGGGAACGTCCGAACTCCACCCGTCGAGGTCGTCGCCTGTGTGGACGACGACCGGACTCCGGGGCTGGACCTGTGTGTTCACCATTTCCTCCACGACCTCTCCGGAGTCGCGGTTATACCACGGACGGTGAACCTCCACGAATTGTAGTTCCTCCCGCTTATCCCGGGCGGTGAGGTTCAGTTTCAGGTTCCGGGACCCCGTGGGCGGTTTCTTTTCGAGGTAGCCGGTCCACACAGTCTCCCCGTCCCGCTGGATTATCACCTCGTCCCCGAACTCGAACGCCCGATTAGAGGCGGAGTTCTTTACCTGAACCTCCGCGGTTCCGAGTTTATCCGTGTCCGCCCCGGAGTAGTTCACCTCGAAAAGCCCGTCCACGGTCGTCCCGCCTACTGTAACTGTGAAAGCCATAGGTCTAACTAATGAACGCGTCGAGGTAGGTCCACTCGACCTCGACGCTGTAGGATCCCGCGCCCATTTCCGCGTCCTGTGTGTCCTCCGTTACGGTAATGTCCGTAAAGACTCCCTGAAAGTCCGGACGCGGACCCCACGTTAGGAGGTCGAACCCGTCCGTAGTGTCGAACCCCCACTCTTTGTGTGCGCGACGGAGTTCCGACTCGAAACCTAAGTCCTCGTCCGAGTAGGTCCCGGAGTTCGGGAATTGGTCGGAGTCCATATTTTTCACGTCCGCTTTCACTACGATAGTCTCGTTCTCTATAACGAGTTTCCCGCCTATGACCTCCCGGAGGGCGGAGATAACGCTGGACGTTACGACCCCGTTCGAGGCTGAATACTCGACGGAGGTAGCCTTAAAGTCGAACGTCTCCGTCCCGTCGTTCCGCGTAAGTTGGACTGAACCTATCTGTGTCATACGTATTACTTACCTCCCGCTAAGTCGCCTGTGTTGGACCCGACCTCCTCCCCTATCATACGGGCGAGTTCTTTCCACTCGGACCTCGACATATTCGAGAAATCCCCGTTCGACCCGTCCACGGAGACACTTACGTTCTGTTCCTGAACGTTCGTCCCGGGCTGTTCTCCGGGGCGGGCGGTCTGTCGGGACCCTCCGATAGTGTCGGGGGCGAACCGGTCGAGACGGGCGCGGGCGGTTTCCGTCGCGGACCGTAACTGTCGGTTCCCACGGTTCCGGACCCGGGCCATACGGGAGGACATACTCTCGTTCTGGACGGTCCCCGCGCCCACGTCCAGCGGGTTCCGACCTCCGAGGGAGACGCGCCCGACCGGATCTATGGAGACTTTCGGGATCTTATTCACCATCTGGATAAGGGAGTTCAGCCCGCCGCTGGCGGAGTTAATCGCCCCCTCTATCCCTCCGATTATGGAGTTCGCTATGTCGTTCACTATCCCCTGTGAGAACGTGAGGATCCCGTTCCATCCCGCCCTCCATACGTAGTCCGCCGCCTCGACCGCCGCCCCTATCCCGGTCTTTACGGCTATCCCGAACGCCTGAAATCCGAGTATGGCTTTCGACGTGAACCGGGTAGCCGCTTTCGCCCACTCGACGGACGTATTCACGAACTTGTTTTTAGCCGCGGTCCAGTCCCCGGTAAGCGCGGAGAACGCCGCGGACATATACCCGACGAGAGGACCCCCGACGAGAAACGCGAGATCCGCGAACGTCGAGGTCATAGTATCGGTTTCGGACTGGACGACCGGGGTTACGTCCGTGAGTCCGAGGAGTTCAGATCCGAGGAGTCCGACCCCGACTACGGCTAAGAACAGCCCCGCCGCTAACCCCGCGGGTCCGGCGATAGCCGCCCACGCGGTCGTAGCCGCCCCGGAGACGGTTCCCAAAGCCCCGGAGAGGGTGATACTCGACCCGGTGAGGAGGGCGGTCCCCCTCGTCGCCAAGGCTAACGCGCCCTCGTAGAGGGTGGTAGCGACTCCCGCGACGCCGAACATATCCGCCGCAAAGAACAGCGCGGATCCGAGGAGTCCGGTCGAGGAGTCGAGTTTCGAGGTCCAGCGGTTCGCCTCCTCCGTCCGTTTCGTGTTTTCCTCGACCTGTCCCCCGTAGTCGTTCTGTGCGGACGCCGCCCCGACCGCGGACTCCGCGACTCCCTCTAAGTTATCCTGTAGACCGGAGGCTGTGTCCGCCGCGTCGTCGCCTCCCTTAACGGACGCTACCCAAAAGACCTCCCCGAGTTTTACCATTAGAACCGCCTCCCGGACATAGCGGAACGGGCGTTCTGTCGCCCCTCCGCTTTCTTACGGGCCTTTTCCCGTTCCTCCGTTTCCATCTTTTGAAGTTCGTTCGACATAACGAGGTAGCGCATTAGTTTCTGTTCAGGTAGACCTCCTCTCGTTACCTTATGAGTCTTAGTTACGGAGTCGGGGGCGTCGAGGTCCCGGATCTGTTCTATCCCGACCGCCGCGGCTACGGCTACCGCGAGAGGCGTCCACAGCCCCGTCTCTACGAGGGCGATAACTCCGAGGGTGATTGTACCTACGGACATAGCCCGGACTGTCGTGGGCGACAGGCGGGCGAGAGACGCCGCTGTGTCGTGTCTCTCCTCCTCGACGGTATGGACCTCACTCGTCGGGGCTACCGCGTCCAGCGGGACGCCCTCTTTCAGGAGGAGGAGTTCCACGAACTCCCGACTCCACGGGATAGCCCGGGGATCCTCGACCTCTTTCCCCCGGACTATCCTTCTAACTTTCCCTCGTCGCCCTCCGCTACGCCGGACTGTTCCTTAAGCCACGCCCGGAAATGTTCCACGTCCGCGTCCCACGAACCCGCGTCCGACTCCGCGTAGGTTTCGAGAACGTCGAGGACGCCCTCCGTGATACCCTCCTCTCCCATATCCATAGGGTCGGGGACGTGTTCCTCCAACTTTGAGAGGAGATCTTTCGAGGCGTTTTCCGTCGCCCACTCTTTCACCGTCTTATGGTCCGGGAGGAAACTCGTCTCCTGAACCTGATAGTCGAACATACGGGAGTAGTAGTCCACAAAGTCGAACCCTCCCTTACTCTCCGCCGCGACGGACTGAACGATCCGCTGTTTCTTAGGCCAGCTAACGTTTTCCGCCGGGATTAGAACGAACCCGAACGCCTTTTCTTTCCGTTCGCCCGTCTCGGAGTCCTCGACGGTGAGGCGGATCCACTCCTCGACCGTCTCCGTCTCGTCTACTGTCGCGTCCGAGTAGGACCCGGTTTCTACGTCCTCCGGCGTCTCCTGAAATGGCATACTATACAGAACCGTAGGGAGGGCCTAAAGAAATATCGGACGCTAACGAAAAGTGGTTCCCCGAACCGTTCAGGCGAGATAACCCTGTGTCGAGCTGGAGTCCTCGAACGTAACGGTGAGGCTTTCGGGAACGATATTCATTTCTACCTGTAGAGTGTCGTCCTCCGCCCCCTCCCCGCGGGGCGTCGCGTGTCCGGCGTCCGTGAGGTTATTCCCGGTGAGGGAGAACTCCACAGCGTCCCCGTTCGCTTTCGAGAACTTCATAGACGCGTCCACGCCGCCCGCGGTCGGGTTCTGTAGTTCGTCGTAGAAAGTGCTATCCACGACCGTAACCGTAGCCGTGAACTCATACCCGACCTGTCCCCCGTAAAGGATCTCGTAGGGGTCCGGGGCGCGGGTGGACTCTATGTAGTGTCGGGCGGAGGAGTTCTGATTAATGGAGATAGTGAACTCCTCTAACCGGGCGACGGTCGTCCCGTCGAACGTGAACCCGCTGGACAGATCCGAGAACAGCCACGGGTTCCGGTCCGGCATACCCGGGTCCGAGGTCGGGCTACTCCCCCTCTGGACGCCGATAGCGATAGTGTCCAGCGTCGTAGTGAGGCGTCCCTCGTTATCTAACGAGATCTCCCCGGAGGTCGGGACGACCGTGTTAAACGTCCGTACAAAGTCGGACGCCCCGCCCCGTCCGAGGTGAGTAGCCTCGACCGTGAGGGACGGAGGGACCGGCGTCGCGGACCCCGCGGACGCCCCCGCCGCGGTAAGGACGTGTTCGTTCGTCCCGGCGGAGGGCGTGTCCGCGGTGAACGTCTCGGATCCGAGGAGGACCGCGAGAGGGTAGCCGTCGTATGGGATAACCGGGTAGGACCCGCCCTCGTAGACCTTTTGACCCTCCGTTTTCGCGTTCATTTCTCGACCCGTCCCGATTAGGAACTCCTCGTTCCACGAAACCTCCGGGTCCGGGTGTTCCGTCTCCTCCTCTATCTTTCCGAGGTGTCTCGTCGGGGTTACGGTCGTCCGCTGTTCGTCCTGTAGCCCGACGAGGATCCGGGAGTCGTGTCCTTTCTGTGGGGAACCGCTGATACTCATACGTTACAGCGTTCTCCCCGCGGAGGACCCTTAAGGATAGCCTACGGGATTACGCGGTCCGGGAGTAGGCGCGGAACGTAAACGTGAATTGTATCGGGAACACGTCGAATATCTCCTCGTCCGGGAACGTATATTCGTAGTCCACCGTGTCCCACGACCCGATAGAAAGCCCGTTCGCGGACGCCTCCGTGTCGTCTCGAACGTCCCGGAGGATCTGAACCACGTCGTCTTTGAGTTCGACCCGTCGGGCGTGAGAGTCTATTACTTTCGCCTCCGCGAACACAGCGGAACCGTGGTCCAGCGTCGTCCGCGCCCCTCTCCAATTCTCGAAGTGTTCGGACGTGTCCGCTATCAGGATATACTCGTTCGTCCCCGGAGGGACGCTTTTCTCGTCTCGACGGACGCGAACCACGTCCGGTTTCCCGTTCGAGTAGTTCGCGGCGTCCGAGAGTAGCGTTTCTATGACTCCTGTAGTGTCGTGGTCGGGATCTACCATTTCTATTTACCCTCTTTCTCGAACGAGTTTTCCCCGTTCAATTCCTGAACGTCCACGTAGCCGGACTGTAGGAGTCCGCCCGTGTCCGTCGCCTCGTCCGCTACTATGTCCTGTGAAACGCCGAAAGCAAAGTCCAGAAAGTCCCGCATTATCTTGAACGGGGCGGACGGGTCCTCCGAGTTCGCGTAGGGCGTCTCTATGGAGTCCAGCGCCCCCTTTGCTTTCTCCATACTCCTCTCCATAAACCGGACCGCGACGGTCCCGTTCTTTGCGATAGCGTTCACGACTAACCACGCTACCGCGTCTTTCCACTCCGAGGTAGTGACCTCCGAGGGATCCGATACCGCGGCGTCTTTCATACCCGCGTCGAGGTCGTTCCACTTTCGGTGAACCCACTCCCGGATAGGCGAGAACGGAGGAGAGGTCCCGGCGTAGGTCGTTTCCCAATTGACATAGGGGGCGTGGTCCGCGGTATAGCCGTAAGCGCCCTCTACGTCGAACCCTCGACGGATCTCCTCTAAGGCGTCGTCGTTCAGATCCGTAGAGACGTTAGCCATTACGGAACCGCCCTCCTGTGTTCCTGAATAGCCTCCATAGCGTCCGACCGGAGACTGTCCGCGGCGTCCGTGAGGTCGAGATCCGCCTCCGAGGAGGTCCGGAACATATCTCCGAGAGAGTCCATACGGGCTATGTCCGAGGCGACGAGTTTCCCCACAGCGTCCCGGAGGTCCCCCGGGACGGACGAGGAAACGCCCTCCGTCGTCGTCGCGGGGTTCGAGGTCCCGGAGACGTTCCCGTTCTGGACCTCCGTAGCCGCGGAACTCTCGTCCGGACCGTAGCGGTAGTTCACCCGGGCGGTAGCGTCGTCTACGAGGGCTTTCCCGTAGGCGGAGACGTTCCCGACCGTAACCGCGTTTATGTGGATCTTTAGCCGCCCACGGTCGGGTTCTATGATATAGTCGTCGTCGGAGAGAACCGACTCGGACGCCTCTCCACCGCTACTCGTTAGGTCGTCGTAGTTCCGTCCGCGGTAGAGGACGAGTTCGGTTATACTCTCCACGTCCAGCGCGGGTAACTGAACGATAGCCCACGCGTCCGCTACCTTTGTCGGATCTCGGAGACGCCGCCCGGAGGAGTAGCGACTCCGCCGCCTGTGTCGAGAGTGTTTCTGTAGGTGAGAGAGTTTCACGGGGCGCGTATGTGTCGCCTCCCGCCGCCTCCACGCTTTGTTAGTCCGAGAGTCCACGAACTCCGTCCGGTCGAGTAACATACTGATAACCTCCGACTCCCCGGGGTCGGAGAACCCGTCCCGGTTCCGGACGTGTTTCAGAACGTCGTCCGGGGAGGCGTAGGGAACCTCGTCTACTACGGTCGAGGGGATAGCCATTTCTTAGACGCTACTC